TCTTGAGTTGTAGACATTAGTTATAATAAATATATATTAAATTCTTTTCATTTATATTTTATTTTTTACAATAAATGAGTTAAATAATATAAATATAAAACCCATATATAATATATTTGAACTATGGAAGAATTTATAGTAAAAGAATTAGATTTTAAAGATGTTATGATATTACCTCAAAAAAGTTCATTATCATCACGTAGTGAAGTTGATTTAGAAAGATCATTTGATTTTTTTAATTTAATTGATGAAGATGATAGTAGTAGCGAAGAAGAATATGAGGATAGAAAAATATATAAAAAATGGACAGGAATTCCCATTATCGCTTCTAATATGGATACAACCGGGACATTTAAAGTTTATGATTGTTTAAAAAAATATAAAATGTTAACAGCACTCAATAAGTTTTATACTGTTCAAGATTATATTAATGCTGTTGAATCAGGTATAGAACTCGATCCTAAATATTTTATGGTAACAACTGGAATTTCTGATGAAAACCTTAAAAATTTAAAAGAAATTCTATTGTTTACAAATTGTAAATGGATATGTATTGATGTAGCTAATGGGTATATGGATTGCTTTGTAAAATTTTGCACAAAAATTAGGTTATTATATCCGGATAAAATAATTGTAGCAGGAAATGTTGTTACTGGAGAAATGACAAGAGAGTTAGTTACTAAAGGAGGAGTGGATATAATTAAAATAGGATTAGGTTCTGGAAGTGCTTGTTTAACCAGAAGACAAACTGGAATAGGAAGGTCTCAATTACAAGCAATTAAAGAATGCTCGGAAATGTGTAAAAAATTAGGAAATTTTGGTTACAAAGCCTATGTAATCTCTGATGGAGGAATAAAATATCCTTGTGATATGGCAAAAGCATTTGGAGCGGGTGCGGATTTTGTAATGGCAGGGGGAATATTTGCAGGACATGATGAAAATCCCGGAGACATTATTGAAGAAAATGGAGAATATTTTAAGATGTTTTATGGTATGAGTTCTAAATATGCTATGGAAAAGTATTTTGGAAAAATGGAAAATTATAGGTCATCAGAAGGGGCTATAATTAAAGTCCCTTATAAGGGTCCTTTAAATTATACAATTCAAGATTTTTTGGGAGGTTTAAAAAGCACATGCACCTATATTGGTGCTAAATGTATTGAAGAAATGCCAGAGAGAACACGTTTTGTTGTTGTTTAGAGTTTGGTTTATGATTTGTATAACGGCCTTTGAAATGTAAAAAGGAGTAAAAAAACGATTGTATTTGCCATCACAAAATTATTATGAAATAATCAATAAATTTGATTTTTATAGTGATTATATATAAAGGTAAAAATAAAAAAATCTAAATTGTATATATGAAACTTGAATTCAAATATACAATAATTTATACAATATTATGTTTATTTTTATTTTGGCTAATAATAAAATATGGTTCTTCTGTTTGTAATAGGTTAAAAATAATTGAAAATTTGACTGATTTTGAGAAATATTCTAGAATGGTTATTCCCTATCCAAAAGATGCTGTAATAAATTATAATGATTTAAATTCTCCATTATATAGTCATAATGTTAATTTACCCATAAATGACCCAATTAGTTGTAAGAATTTTTGTGGACCTAATGCTAAATGTTTATTAACAGGGGAACAATGCACATCAGATATTGATTGTTTTGGATGTAATCCTGGACCAACAACTAAAAGTGCTTGTTTAACAAAAGAAGTTATGCCTTATGATGATGCTGGGAAATTAGGTCAAAATTTAGCGTTACAATATAGCCCATTAACAACTGGTTATAATAAACATAATAGAAATTTTGCACAAATATATCCAGGTTCTAAAGAGGCTCAATTAACAGTTCCATATCAAGGATTAGATAAATGGACCAATTCTTTTAATAAGGGTTTAGAATTATATAATAGAAAAACAGAGATAGCAGATGAATATTCAGAAGGTATATCGAATGAAATTCCATTAGCTTCAAATAGTAAGTTACCATATTATTTATCTAAATTTCCAATGTCAGTATCAGTTACAGGTCAATTTTATGAAACAACGCCCCCAGCATCTAATGCTACACTTCCTATAAATAGGATTGAAAATCCTATTTAGTTTACAGTTACGCATATTTTAGCTAAATTTAGAGGCTACAATCCTTCCCCCATCTTGACGTGCATATGCACTCTTTTCATAATCTAAAACAGCAAAGGATCTTATAATAAAACGATCTTTTCCATCAAATTTCGGTTTAAATGGTGAACGACCATGAACTGCTCTGTGATTGTCAATTAAAACAATTTCACCTGGAGCTAATATATGCTGTAAACGATGTTTGTAATAAATCTCTACAATCTTATTTATCATTTCTTTAGCTTCATCACTATTTCCTTTCATAAGATCTTGATCAAAAACTAAATTTGGATCCTCAAATGAACCTGTTATTATTGGAATTGGTCCTCGTTTATCTCCATCTAAAAACTCGTGACCATTCATTTTGAATGACATATCTACTTCAGTTGTCCAATTTGGCTGTCGAAGAAACTCTTGTTGAGATGGAGTCAAACATTCTAAAATATAATGTACTGGAAGTATATAAGTCTTTGCACTTAGGTCGCCTCGCAAACATGCTAAACTAACAATATCCGGTCTTAATTTTGAAAACGCCTGCTCCGTATGAATTTCTAGTTCAACATTTGAACCTAAACTGGTTTGACTGGTTTTTAGTTCCTCTTTAGGCACTAAATCTTGAAAGAGTCGCCCTTCACCTTCTGCCTCGTAACCAATCATTTGTCCATATATATGGTTGAATATAGCTTGAATACGAGCTAATAATGTCAATTCTCCAACATGCTCGGAATTTCCTTTTGGAGTTAGGGGCAATTGTTTATTATCCATTGGAATTCCGGTAATAAGTAACATTCCTGTAGATGATCCCTCATTAGCAAATTTAGTTAAAGTATTTTTTATCCTGAAAGGAAGAGACAAAGCCATTTTAGCTGATTGCTCACAAAATAATTCTGCACCATTTGATGGATGAGCAGTAATGTTTGAAGCCAGATTTATTAATAATTTAACTTCTTCAGGAGATAAATGTAATATATGATTCCTGTTAAAAGATAATGAATTTCTAGAAATAAAATGTCTTAACATTGGTAAATATACAAAATATATATAAAATATTTACATATATTTATTGTAAAATGAAATATTACAAGATTGAGATGTTGGGATATAGTATTACTTATTTTTATGTTGCATACATTAATCCTACATTTCCTCCAATAAAGTTTACGACATTAATTCTTTCTTCAAATAAATGTAAATCAAAATTATAATCATAAATTCTCCATGTAGGTTTATTCACACCTATAATAGAACCAGTTTCAGGATCGCAAATTGTTAAGCTTTGAGCCAATGGATCTAATGGTGGAATAATAGTAGTAAATTCTAATTCTATTTGATTAAATCTACTCATATTTATTGCTCCAGATGGTTGTAAATCTGAATTATTTGAATGAATACTAAAATTATAACAATATAATCCTGGAGGTGCGCTTCCCGTTGTTCTTACATATTTCTCAATCAAATCAAATACACCTGCTGGTTGTATATTTTCTCTATAAGAACCATCCAATAAAATTCCCATTGCAATTAAAATCATTTTTTCATTTTGAATATTATATGGTTGATTAATAACAATTCCAGTTAGAGTTCCATCAGGATTTACACCTGGACCTATTTCTACTGGTGTTAAAACTCCTCCAATGGTTCTATAAATAGTATATGGTCCAAATGTTGGTGCCTGAATGACATTTAATGGTAAATAATTATATGGCCAATTTGTATAATTGGACCATTCATTACGTAAATTAGCATCACTCCGTTGAAAATAAAATAACCAATTTGAAACCATACCTAATGAATCCAATTCAACTTTATTTGGCCCAGTTACGTTTGTAAAAATTCTTTCATGAACTTGTTTTATTAAATATTTTTGCTCCTGTAAAGCAAATAATCTTTCTTCTTCATTTGATAAAAAACAATAGGTGCAATTTAAATGAATATCTGCATTCCAAGAAGTCCTACGGTCTGTATATGAATCAATATCAATACATACATCTGGAGGAGGCTGTAAAAAACGAAAAAATTGCATATACCATAAATTAAAATTAGGAGCAATATATGGATAATTATTTGTGGCATCAAATACATCACGAATAACAAATAATTGATTTAGTGGTCTAAAAGTTATATTAATATGTAATTCATTATATTGTAGAGATGTTAAAGGAAATGCCATTTGTGATTTTAATCCAAACCAATTATTTAATGGGATGTATAAAATTCTTCCTCTAATAGATGGTTCGGGACCTGCTAAATCCCCAGTAAAATAAGCATTTGGATAGGAGTTAATACGAGAATTAGCATTTGCTGGATCAACTAATTCAGGAACTTGACCAATCATTTCATTAAATAAATTCCGTTTAATGGCGTTGTAATCACGCTGAACCGCAGCTAATAAATAATCTCCTGAATATTCTTGTAAGGTATAATTTCCGCAAGTAATACTTATTCCAGCAATCATTTTTGCGCCAATATTTTCTATCCATTTAAATTCATAAGGAGCCCATTGTTCAATATTTCCCAGACCTTGGGAAGTGGATTGTTCTGTGATTTGTTGTGGTGGTAAAATTCCACTCCAAATATTTGGTAACGCTACTGATAAATAACAATCCATTAAAAGATCCGCATATCTTGGAATTTTAAAAGTGAAAACAGATTGTTCAGATAATCTTAATGTTTTACTTCCCTCATAATCAACTCTAAATTTTTGTAAACCAAAATTTGTATATTGATGATAAGTTGATTTAAAAAAAGATTTTGTAGGATTTCCATTTAATATAATATTTTGTTGTCCTTGACTAACAAGTTGCATTAATCCGCCAGGCATATTTTTATAGTATAATAAAATATTTTTAATTACTTATTCATCATAATATAATTTTTTTTCATGTTTAGAATGTATATTTTATATAATTGGTGTTAGTTACAAAAAATTGAAAATACCAAATTTGGTCATAGAAATAGATTTTTGTAGATTTTGTAGTTATTCCTATAGATTTTATATTTTGTAAGAATTAGAGTAAAAAATTTTGTAATATCTGAAAGGTGTAAATATATTTCTAAATATTACACCTTTTCTCACTTTTATTTTAGGGAAAAAATTTTTATCCAAATCAAATACCTAATAATTTTATTTTTATTTATATAATATAATATAATATGGACGCTTCAAAAACTACAGAAAATCTCATTAAATCGGTAACTCAATTAAAAGATTCAACTGCAGTATTATTAATTACTGTTATAACACTTATTATTATTTTAATTACAATTTTATATTACTTTTATTATAGTCGTTTAAGAAGTAAAAATTGTAAATCAATGGAAAGAATTTATGGAGATTTAAACGGGAAAATAAGATCGATTGATAATTCAGAACAATTTAATTATACATTTAAAGATTATTATATTAAGACTGCTTACAATTGTTGTAGTGGTGGAAATTATAAAAATGATTATGTTGATCTTTGTGTAATGAAAGATTTATTGAAACAAGGTGTTAGAGGTCTTGATTTTGAAATTTTCTCAATTAATGACCAGCCAGTTATAGCTACATCTACTGGTGATAGTTATTATGTTAAAGAAACATTTAATTATGTAAATTTTGTGGATGCTTTAAATATTATTCGTGATTATGCTTTTTCTACATCCACTGCGCCTAATTCATTAGACCCCATTATTATTCATCTTCGTATAAAAAGCACAAATCAAAAAATGTATCAAAATTTTGCTAAACTTTTAGAACAATATGATTCTATTTTATTAAGTAAAGATTATGATTCAGAATACTATGGTAAAAATTTTGGAGATGTAGAATTACGAAAATTAATGGGAAAAGTAGTTATTATTGTAGATAGAAGTAATATTTCATTTTTAGAGTGCCCTGAATTTTATAAATTTATAAATATGACAAGTAATTCTATTTTTATGAGAGCATTACACTATTATGATATTAAATATACCCCTGATATGAATGAACTTATAGATTTTAATAAACAAAATATGACTATAGGAATGCCAGATAAAGGTGCTAATCCAGATAATCCAAGTGGAATTGTAATGAGAGAAATGGGTGTTCAACTTTTAGGAATGAGGTATCAAAAAATAGATATTAATATAGAGGAAAATGATGTTTTCTTTGATGAAAATGGGTATGCATTTGTTTTGAAACCAGAGAATTTACGTTATATTCCCATTACAATTCCATTACCTCCTCCACAAAATCCCGAATTATCATATGCTCCAAGAATTGTTCAATCTGATTTTTATAAATTTAATATTTAGAACAAAGCGTAAAAATTATTTACAAAATTTCATATTATATTTTTTTTATCAATTAATAATATGAAAGACATATGTAATAAAAAAATGACATTTAATGATTGTGAATTAGCTATTTTAAGAGCAGCAGTTGATAAAGCTGAAGAACGACAAGGAAGAAAAACAGCTAATTCTCCAGAAATTAAACGTATAATAAGTATTGTTGAAAACTTTCTAAGAAAAAAACAATTAATTTGCTACGGAGGAACAGCTATAAATAATATTTTACCTAAAAATGACCAATTTTATAATAAAGATATGGAAATTCCTGATTATGATTTTTATAGTCCCAATGCTTTAAATGATGCTAAAGAATTAGTTGATATTTATGTTGCAAATGGATTTCAAGAAGTAGAAGGAAAATCTGGGCAACATCATGGAACTTATAAAGTTTTTGTAAATTTTATTCCTGTTGCGGATATTACATTTATTCCGAAAGAATTATTTAATGCTATTAAAAAAGAGTCAATTAAAGTTGCAGGTATTTTATATTCCCCTCCTAATTTATTACGTATGAATATGTTTCTTGAGTTATCAAGACCTGCTGGCGATACAAGTCGTTGGGAAAAAGTTTTAAAAAGATTAATATTATTAAATAAACACTATCCTTTATCATCAAAACATTGCTCTTCTTATCAATTTCAACGTCCTATGAGCGATTCTAAAGATGCAGATGAAATATATGAAAATGTTCAAAGAACACTTATAGATCAAGGTGTTGTTTTTTTTGGTGGTTATGCTTTATCTAAGTATTCTAAATATATGCCAAAGGATTTAAGACATCAATTGGAAAAAATACCTGATTTTGATGTTCTTTCAGAAGAACCTATGCTTACAGCACAAATAGTTAAAGAAAGATTATCAGATATTAATGTTAAAGATGTTAAAATAATTAAAAGACCAGGTGTAGGAGAAATTATTGCACCACATTATGAAATTAAAGTTGGAAAAGACACAATAGCCTTTATTTATGAACCTTTAGCATGTCATAGTTATAATGTAGTTAAAGAGGGTGATCAAGATATTAAAATTGCAACAATTGATACCATGCTTAGTTTTTGGTTAGCTTTTTTATATATTGATCGTCCCTATTATGATAAAGATCGTATTTTATGTATGTCTCAATATTTATATGAAGTCCAAGAAAAAAATAGATTAGCTCAAAAAGGTTTACTAAGACGATTTAGTATAAATTGTTTGGGACATCAAGAAACTGTGGAAGAAATGAGAGCAGAAAAAGCACAAAAATATAATGAACTGAAAGATAAAGAAAATTTAAAAGAATACGAAGAATGGTTTTTAAGATATAGACCAAGTGATAAAAAGGAAAATTCAACAAAAGATGTATCAAAAAAAACAAAGACTATTAAAAAGAAAAAAAAACACACAAGAAAAAGAAAAGGTATGTTTTTTTAGTAATTTTTAGAGCAACGCATATTTTAAATCTTTAATCCAAGCCCGACTTGGAAATAATGTAAAAAACTTTTACGATCCTTTAAATTACAAATATTAGTATCTGTAATAACCTTAATCCAAGTTAAATTTTTAGATTTCTTTAATGTATCATGAACCTCTCCTCCATAAGAAATAAAACCTATAACTAACAGGAATAATATAATATAAAAAATAATTGTTTCTATTTTATTTATAAAATTAAAATCCTTATTTGATATTTTAGATAAACGTATTTTATAAGGCCAATTTAATGTAATCCAATATCTATTATAATTGTATATATATTCATCCTCAAGATTTGTTATAATTTGTCCCTTTTCTAAATAAAATTCTTTATTTAATTCTAAAAAATATATTATAAATATTAATAATAAAACTAATACGGATATTCTAAAATCTAAACGCATTACAATTAAAAATCCAATAAAATAGAAAATGGAATAAAATAGTTTTTGAATTGGAGGTATAAATTCTAATTTTCCAGTAGTGGAGACCAAAGTTACTAAAAAATAAAATAAAAAGAAAGATAATAAAAGTTTTAACCAATTATTATTTTTAATGAAATTAATTTGATTACAAGTAAAAATACTCGAGCCAATATAATTTCCAACTAACAATAAATAAAAAACTGCAAAAGATTTTATAATATCAGCTTGATTTTCTGAAATTTCTTTTACAAATATGTCAAACATATTATAGATATATATTTTTTATTCCTTTGTGAAAAAGATATATTTACATTCGATATTTTAACCTTTGAATCTTTAGTTTTGTTAGTTTACAAGAATTTTTACATAGATTTGATTTATACATTTTTATATATAATAAGTAAAACTAATAAATTTAGAGCGATGGTAATATAATATGCATTGCTCTAAAATTTACTAAAATTTTTTACTGTTTTAGATAATGTGTAATATATAAATCAAAATAAAGCACATGTAAAAATTAATCCATTAAAATTGTAATTACCATCTGTATTACCAAAGAATGGTAAATATTTAAAAATTATTTTCTT